AGCGCGAGACGGGGATCGAAGCCTTTTCCCCCGTTGCAAGGGTTTTCCAACGGCTTGCCCGTGGAAACCTTGCAACGGGGAGAGGTCGATCCGTCCGCTTCACTGGCTATTATGTTTCTCTCCTGCCAAAAGTTGGGGAGCCGCCGTAGGCGGCAGTATTACCCCCAACTTTTGAGACATGAGACATTGTACCATAACCCCCTTATATTGTCTATGTTTCTTCATGTCTCACTTGTTTTGTAACTTTTGAGACATGAGACATAAGGGGTTTATATATGGGAAAAAGGAAAACAGATATTGATAATGTACAAAAATTAAGACGTTGGCAGATTACCATTAACAATCCTATTGATAAGGGTTGGACGCACGAAGCTTTGAAGAATGTACTTCAAGAAATGAGTGTTGTTTACTGGTGTATGGCTGATGAACAAGCTTCTACTTTTCATACGCATATCTATGTTGTATTTAAAAATCAAGTTCGATTAGAAACCATGTGCAATAAGTTTAAAGGTGGTCATTTTGATGTTTGTGAGGGTAATTCTCGGCAAAATCGTGATTATGTTTTCAAAGAGGGGAAGTGGTTGGATTCTGAAAAAGGAACTACTAATTTCCGTGATTCACATGAGGAATGGGGTGTTTTACCGGAAGAAAGTCAAGGCAGACGGGCGGATATGGCAGAGTTGTATGATCTCATAAAACAAGGGTGTTCTAACTATGAGATTCTTGAAACAAATCCCCGTTTTATTCTTCACATGGATAAGGTAGAACGGGCGAGACAGACTGTTAGGGAAGAAAAGTTTAAGGAATTATGGCGGTGGGTTGAAACTACTTATATTTGGGGAACTACCGGAGCAGGTAAAACCCGTAGTGTTATGGATGAATATGGTTATAGTAATGTTTATCGGGTTACTGATTATGAACATCCTTTTGATTCCTATAAAGGTCAAGATGTTCTTGTGTTTGAAGAGTTCCGCAGCAGTCTCCGTATAGATGATATGTTGAAATATTTAGACGGTTATCCGTTAGAACTTCCTGCACGATATATGAACCGTGTTGCATGCTTTACAAAAATATTCATTATATCAAACATTGATATACGTAACCAGTATCCAAATATACAGAAAGAGGAAAAGGAGACTTGGAATGCTTTTTTACGGAGAATAAAAACCGTGAAAGTATACATAAATGATACTGTTCGTGAAATGCCTTTAGATACATATTTGAAATATGAGTATCCTTTTTTAATAAGCACTCCTTTTGATAGTGAGGTGGCACAATGAAAAATTGTGATTTGTTTGTATGTCGGTATGTGGATTCTTGTATTGTGGGTGTTAGCTGTGAAAATGGTATGTATCCGGTATGTAAGTTTCAATTATGTCATGTGTGCTGTTTTAAAGATAAGTGCAAGAAAAAAGAAAATATTTTATTACAGAAAGAGGGAAAATGATTATGTTTAATTGTGATAGCTATTCTGGTGTAACTTGTGTTGATGGCGGTTGTCCGGATGCTCTTGCGGAAGAATACTCTGATTATGGTTATACTCATACAGATTGTTCCGAGTGTGCTTATTATAGAGGATGCAAGGATTGTTATTTTAATCGCAGATCACGTTGTGTTGTATATGAAAAAGATATTCAGTGGGTATATACGATTGAAGAAAAGAAAATGTTTGAAAGTGTATATTCAAAAGAAAGTGAGGAATATGGAGATGTTGCGGATTTTATTTTTTGAATGATGTTGGTATAGAGACAAGACTCGGAAGTTTCTTTTTTGAAGAAGTTGTAAAGGACTGTTGATTTTCAGCAGTTCTTTTTTTTATGAAAGTGTACTATCAAAACTTTGTGCATAGTGTACATATATTTAAGTACACTTTGTGCATAGTGCGAATATACACCATGTGCATAGTGTGATATCATATAAGAGTAAGGAAGATTGAAAGTGCACAATCAATCAGAATCAAGGGTTAAGGAAAGAGGTAAAAAAATATGGATATTTTTATTAAGGAGTATAACGCAAAAGTTAAGACTTTAGAGTTTGTTAAGAAAGCGTATGGAAAATGTAATTTTGGTTCGGTTGATTCAAGTTATCAGTATTTACTGGGTTATGCAAATGCTTTATATGATTGTGGTCTGATTACTTCTATTGATTTGCAAAAGGCTTTTGATATAACTGAAAAGCTGTTTGAAGAATTTAAGTAATTGTTGTAGCTGTCCTATCGGCTTGACGGGGATTAAAAAGGAGAAAAAGTCTATGAAAGAATTAGTTAAAATCAGTCGTGTAAGTGGTATGTTAGAAAAAATGTATCGACAGCTTAATCAAGATAAATTTAACGGAGAACTTGAAGATCCTATTATTACAATTCAATCTACACCGAGAGCATACGGACATGTTACTTGTGGTAAGGTATGGAAAAGCAAGGATATAGCACGATATGAGTTAAATATAGGTGCAGGCACCTTGGATAGACCTATTGAAAATGTAGTTTCAACATTGTTACATGAAATGGTACATATCTATCATTTGATGAATAATATACAAGATTGTTCCCGTGGTGGTACATATCACAACCGGAAATTCAAAGAAAAAGCGGAAAGCGTTGGATTGATTATAAATAAAGATTCCCGTATTGGTTGGAGCCTTACAGAACCAAGTGAAGAATTGATTGAATATATCATTTCGCAAGGTTGGACGGATATATTAATTAACAGACAAGAAAGTATAAGGATAGGTGGTGTATCCGGTGGTAGTAGTGGTGATTCTTCTGGAAATAAGCCACCCAAAAAGCCTAGTTCTACAAGAAAATATGTTTGTCCATGTTGTGGTAACTCTGTAAGAGCCACAAAAGAGATCAATATAATATGCGGTGATTGTATGAAGCAAATGGTAAAGGAAGAGTAAAACAAGCTCTTCCTTTTTATTTGGCTTTTATCGTGGTGTTGTGTCAAGTAAAATACACTTTTACGTGCATTTCGGAAAAGGAAGATTTTACTTGACGCAATACTTCCCCCGTGTTTCTGTACTCTTCAAACTGGTGTTCGTGGGGTCTGATAGACGCACTTCTATCAGATCCCCTTGGTTACCCCGTGTGTCGGTCATTGAGATAATGCTGATTCATTTTGCCAGTACACCCATTCAAGCTATCTCTGTCTAGGTTATCCAGTATTGTGTATTATTGCCAGTATACTTCCGGTTTCTGCCCTTGAACAAAAATCGTGTCTCGAGTGAAGCGGTACGTTGCTAAATATATTCTTTGCAATCCTATGATTGTAAAGAATATATTTAGAACGTGCTGAGCGAGGGTTGCCACGGAGAGAAAAATTATACCCCCTCTCAATGAGTTTGAGAGGGGGTATAGGGGTGAGTTAGAATCATAATAAGTTAAGAGTTGTAGCCATCATAATAATACCGATACCTATAACGGAACCTATAATGCTACAAGTAAGTCCTGCGATTGCTGTACCATGCGCTCTATCTTTCTGACACATGGCTACTGTTGCGAATATTATTCCCGGTATTCCCAGTACAATAGGAATGCCACCTACTACACATGATGAAAGCAAACTAATAATTCCCAGTATCATAGATGTTATTCCAAAACCACTTTGTTTCATTATCGTTCCCTCTTAATTATTGATGTTTATAGAGTTGTTTGTTCCTTTTTGTGTGATATTGCCTATTTGAATGGTTTTTCCACTTATTTTCATATCGTCATATATTAAGTGTTTTATATATTCTGTGATAGAATCGTATCCTACCTCTTTTGCTCTATTTGCAATGAGTTCTTTGTCACCCTTTTTAACATTGAGTGCTATTCTATCGTAATTATCTTTTGCAAAACTCTGGTCGTATTTCTTTTTATCGAATGCCATATTATTCTCCTATTGTTAACATTGTGCATAGTGTTGAATAATATATAAATATCTTTGTGCATAGTGCATATTGTAACTATGTGCATAGTGTGATATTCTATTATCAACAAATGAGATGCAATTCTTGTTTGGGTTAAACTTCTCGGCTATTTCGGCTGTATGGTCGAATAGTCGAGCAAGAGGTTGATAGAAAGATTATTTCAAATATTTGTATATTTGTCAATATCAATCCCTACTTCTTCCTTACGGCATGGGTTTTGGCATTTAAAAAAAATGACTAGCCTACCAACGATCATTTTTCCCATTGCCCCCCGGATATAAAGCCTAGTGCTTTTATCATAGACACTATAAATGCGATTGTGAAAAGAAAGAGAGGAAAAAGAATATGCAGAAAGAAAAAGTCGCATTAACACTGGTAGGTATTAAACGTTTCGTGAGTAAGAAAGGCAATAATGTTTGTCTTTTATCCGTAAGTAGACCGTATACACCGGAAGAGAATGACAAGGGTTCGTTTGGTGCACAGATTCGTGAAGAGTTTGTTCCGCAGGATCAGATCAATGATTTTGGTGCCGATGATATCGGCAAGACCGTTGAGTTTGAGTATGGTTTCAACTATTACGGTAGACCGGAAATTACTCGTATCTCGGTTAAATAACCGTTTGCATGGAGACTGTAAGCGGGGGTAATGCTTCTGTAATTTCACTGGATAGTGAAAGTGAAGTGGTTATTGATACTGCTTTAAATGAATTAGAAACGGTAAGTGGTAATGATGCCGCAATAGGTTCTAATGAGTATACAGAGGTAGTACAAGTTGACCTTAGTTCCTTGGAAACTGAATTAGTGGGGGTAAATGAAAAGCTTGCTTTGCTGATAACTCTTATCTGCGTCTGTATTATTTGGATTGTGGTTAAGAATGTCAATAAATTCTTTGACTGGTTTTTTTAGTTAGAGAAAATACATGAGAAAGGAGAATGCGCTTATGCCTAGTTTAATGGTGTTTGCAGGTGCCGAGGCATCTACCCCCGTTCTTTCCGGTGTGGTTACTGCTGCTATGTTGAACGGTGTGTTCAATGAGATTGTCGGCTTACTGCCCGTTATCGTTCCCGTATCTGTTGGCTTTATCGCAATTCGTAAAGGACTTGGCTTTTTGTTCAGTTCTCTGCGTGCCGCTTAAAGCAAGGGTTCAAGTTCGTAATAGAGTGGGAATTTCCCACTCTATTTTTTTACAAAAAAATCGTGCATTGAAAGTGCATTTTCAAGAAAAGGAGATTTTTACAATGGGTCTTATTTTAGGTATTTGCTTTATGGTTATTTGTTTCATGTACTATGCTACTTGCAAAAAAATGAGTGCAGAAATTAATGATTTAAGAAAGAAGGCTGACGACTACTATGATGCTATATGTTTGCTCAAAGAAGAATGTAATCCGGTTGGACAATCGGCTCAGCAGGATACTGTGGAAAATGTTGATAACATTGAAGCGTAGTCCGGTTATCCGTTTCCTTGATAATTTTGTGGTTGCGTTGTTGGGTACTTCTTTAGGAATGGCTGTCATGTTTGCCATTGTTTTATTTTCTCTTTGGATTTACCCATGGTTATGTAGTTATTGAGAGGAGAAAGCAAGTGTTTAGTAAGATTAAGAGTTTATGTAAGAAATTTTATAAATCGAGAAAGTTAGTTGCATCATTTGTTCTTGCTATGATGCTTGCTTTCTCTGCTTTTATGAGTATTGGGATAAAGTCCGAAGCGGCTTATACTACTGCGAAGTTTTATTTTGATATTACGACTTTAAAATCTACATGTTCTCCGGATAGTTTTCCGTATTTTTATATATTTAAAGCGGTAAATGGGCAAGCATTACAACCGGATCATGTTGATGTTGATTATGGTTCATGGGTGCAGGAAAATGTAACTATTTATCCGATGACTTATTATGATAGTTTCAATGTTGCTGGCAGTACTATTTATAGTTATAAGTATTTGTGTTTGTTTACATCGGAACCCTTGTACTGCAATGATACAAATGATCGCTTTGATGCTTATGTAAAGACTAACCGTATTGTTTTAGGTCAATATAGAAATACTACAAAAATTTCGTCAAGAGTATATCGGTCAAATGATGGTATAAATTGGTCTTTTTACAATGCGAAAGCTGATTATGGTCTTTGTACTTCTGATTCTAGGGGTGTTATGTCTTTTAACCCTAAAAATTGGTATCTTATGTCTAGTTATCCGATTAGACAAGTATATACCGGACAAGTGGCTTACGTTAAGAATCTAACTGATGCCGAGATTGAGGACTATAAAAACATAAGCCATGATACTTCTGATGGTACAGATACTAGTGGAAATATTACTGGTGGTGATTCCGGTGTTACTGGTGGTTCCGGTTCCTCTGGCTCCGGTTCTTCCGGTTCAAATACCGAGGATGAAAAAGGGTTCTTTGCTTCTGTAAAAGAGAGTTTAGCTAATATTCTAACGAATATCAAAGAGCTTCCCAGTGCCGTTGTTAATGTTCCCACAACTATGATTAACTTTTGGAAGAATTTTATAGGTAGTCATAGTATTGGAGATATTATTACGGCTATCATGGATGCTCCGAGTAATATTTTTAACGCATGGAAGAGTTTTTTCGGAAGTCATACATTTCTTGAATTGCTTAATGCTGTTAAAAATGTTCCTGCTACTGTATCGAGTTGGTGGAAAGATAATCTTCCTAGTGTGATACAAGCTATAAAAGATGTGCCTTTAACGGTCTCTGGTTGGTGGTCTGATCATTTACCGGAAATATTGCAGGCTATTGTTGATACTCCTACTACTGTGTGGAATTGGTGGAAAGAACAGTTACCGGATGTTGTGAATGCGATTATTGAATCACCCAAAACTGTTTTGTCTTTTTGGAAAGATTTTTTCAATGAGCATTCATTTTCCGATATTTTACAAGCTATTGCGGATGCTCCGAAAGACATTTTGAAGTTTTGGGAAAATCTATTTGGTTCTGATTCCATTAAGGATATTTTTAAAGATCTGTTAGATGTTCCCAGTAACTTATTGAATTTTTGGGATGATACGATAGTGGGGTTTATTGAAAGTGTAGAATCAAAATTTACATTTATTGAAGAGAGTAAATCTAACATACAACTTATAATAGATCGGCTCACTAGTATGTCAAATCCAAAACCGCCCGTGATTACTTTACCGTTTTCAAAGACTGTTATGTCTAAATATGGTGTTGGTGATATAGAAATGACGTTTGAATGGCTTGCTCCGTATCATGAACTACTGATGAATGTTGAATCGGCTTGTTTGTATGTTGCATTTTGTGTAAGGAACTTCTTTGATGTGAAGAATATGCTCAATGCTACCAGTGGCGCTTCTAATGTTGTAACGCGTTTGTAAGGTGGTGAAATTATGTTATTGATATTTGGTAATTCAATAATTGCTTTTATATTAAATACGCTGTCACAGTTAGCTGATTCGTTACAATCCGTTGTGCCTGGTATGTCTCTTGTTAGTTCGTTTTTGGACTATGTGGCAATAGCGGCTTATTTTGTTCCTATTGATACAATAGTTATTTTGTTTTCATGTATTGTTCTTAGAGAGTTATTTAAAATAGGACTTGCATTCATGAAAATGCTGTTTAATTTTATACCGTTTATGTAAGGTGGTGTCTGTATGCAAATATTGTTAGGCTTTTTTCAAGTTTTTAAATATCCCATATATTTTTTATGTGGTCTTATTTTGGTGTGGTTTGTCAGCTTTGCTTATTTCTTTATAAAGGAATATGCGCAGGGCAGACGGTTGAAGAGAGGACTTCATAAACCTGTACCACAAAGTAATTTACTCGTAAAGATATTTTATGAATCCCCTCGGATGTATGTAGCTGATATATATGACCGTGATCCTGACTACTTTAAATATCAAGGTTTGGTTATTTATACTGGACGGCAAGGACAAGGTAAGACGGTTGCCATGGTTAGGGATATTATGATGATGCAGAAAGAATATCCCCGTGCCAAGTGTATTACTAATTTATCCTATGAGTACGAAGATGGTGCTTTGACGAACTGGCGGCAACTTATAGATTATAAGAATGGTATATATGGTGTGATTGTTGGCTTGGATGAAATTCAAAACTGGTTTTCCAGTAAGCAATCAAAAGATTTCCCACCGGAAATGTTTGAAGTTGTTACACAGAATCGTAAGAACAGACGTATTATCATGGCTACTACACAGAACTTCTATCAGCCTGCAAAAGATATTCGTGCACAATGTACAGAGGTTCGTAAGTGTATGACTTTGTTAGGGGTCTTTACTATCGTTCATGCAGTCAGACCTATTCTTGATTCTAACGGAGAAGTTCAACAGTGGAAACATATTCGTTTTTACTGTTTTGTGCATGATAAGGAAATTCGTGATTCCTACGATACATATAAAGTCATTGAATCACTTATGAAAAGCGGTTTTTATAATCGTAATGAAAAAGACGGTGATACAAATATTTATGTAATACCAGATAAGAAAAAGCGAAGGAAGTGGTAGAGCATGACGGAAAAGGAATGGTTAGATATTGGCTATGACAAAAATATTATTGATGTGCAGGCTTTTGAAGAAATTACTTTTCACGATGTATACAAGCAATGGTTTTTAATGAAACTAAAACGTATCAAGGAGCAGTCTTGTGATCGCATAGAAGTTACTTTTAATAAGTATTATGCAAATGATCCTATTATTGAAAAGTACATTTCAAAAATATCAACAACTAATATTATTGATTTTTTGACTTCATGTGTTATTAAGCACGGTGATATTAATTATAAGGAGTTTGGTCGTATAATGCAGATTATCAATAATGTTTTGGTTTACGCAAAAGATTTACGGATAGGCGGTGCACAATTATATGACTGGGAGAGAATTAAGCGTTATGTTCCCCTTGATAGTTTGGAATCGTCGGCATATAAGGAATTTTGTGTTCCTTTGTCTGCTATTCATAAAGTTTTCGATTCAGTTCTGAATAAGAAAATTTATTATGAAAAACAGTCTGCCTGTCTTTGTTTGTGTATGAATTTTTATTTGGGTTTGCGTATTGGAGAACTTGCAAGCCTTACATTCAATGACTTTGATTTTGATGCAGGAGTAGTTCGTATTTATAAAACGGAATGTAAATTTTATAACCGGACAGAGGATGGCTCTCGGCTTGGTGCAATGGTATATAACGTTGTAGAGGATACGAAAACTATATATAGTGTTCGTGAAATTCCTATTGTGCCAGAAGTAAAAGCCTTTTACAAAAAGATTGCAGAACATCATAAGTTATGTAAATATAATTCACCTTATCTTGCTTATGATGGTAAGGATACTATTTTGGTGCGTTCACTGGATAGAACGTTACGGAGGCTTTGCAGACTTTGTGAAGTGGACTATTTCAATAGTCATAAGATACGAAAGACATTTGCCAGTACGCTCCATGATAATGGTGTTCCGACACGTGTTATTTCTGATCTCATGGGGCATAGTTTGTTATCTACCACAGAGAATTGTTATATATTGTCTCGGTCTGAAAACTATGTAAATGTATATAATTATATGCAAGATGGCTTGAAGTATGTGAGTTAATATAGTAAGATATATCTGATACTGTTGTTAGACATATAAGAAAAAATCCGCCTGAATTATCAGACGGATAAGGGTTAAGGTAAGCGCGAGACGGGGATCGAA